TGGCATTGCTGCTCGGAACGACGGCTCCCGATATGATGTTGTTTCCATAGAGGAGGGAGCCTGCGACTGGTTCTCTGATTCCATCGATGTCAACAGGTGGCGCTGCGACGAACGCCGTAATAAAACAAATAGTAGCGGCAAGTAGGCATGGAATCATCAAGATGCCAAACCAGCCAACGTATAAACGGTTGTTAGTGGACGTTACCCACGAGCAAAAGTCTTCCCAAGACGAACCTTGGCGTGAAGAAATTACAGAAGTAGCCATGTTTCGTTAAGAATAAATTACCAGCCCACCCACCGCATACTTAATTAGAAGTTATACTTAGCGCCGACTTTGGTGCCGTAGCTATTGTCGTCTTCACCAGTTTGGAAAGACACTTCTCCATAAAGAGACAGAGCTTCGCTAAGGGAATAGCTTCCGCCAGCCTTACCAGAAAGCTCAACATCTCCGTCACCACCATCAGGTGCCAGCAGGACAGGACCACCTTGGACATACCAGTTAGAACCTTCATATCCAACGTGGACATCAGTAGCAGATCCACTGTAGTCCGAACCAACAAAACCAGAGTTGGCTTCAATGTTTGCGTAGGGACCAGCAATAGCGCCGTGGGCGCAGCCGAGGAGGAAACCGGCAGCAATAATAGATTTCATGATTAGTTAATAGGGTTTACTTTTTAGCAGTTTTAGCAGCTCGTTTAAAGTTAGCAGCAGTCGGTGCACCTTTAGCACCAGGCTTCCGCATCTTTTCACCAGAGCCTTTTTTAATACGCATCCGTTTCGCGTGGATGTTAGCGTAAAGACCTCGTTTAGCCATTACTTTTTCTTTGGAGGACGACCTTTTTTAGAACCGTAAGTTCCTTTACCTTGTGGCATTACCAGACTCCGGGGATAATTTGACCAGTTACAGCATAAGCGCCCAGAGCCGCCATGATGCCAAGCATAGCAACACGACCGTTAAGCTTCTCAGCCTTTTCATTGTGGGTTTCAGTTACATCCATAATTGTCATAGGTGGTTCTTTTGCGTAGAGGTTTAGACGACCTCCGTCTTCAGTTACAGCGGTCATCAGAATTCAATATCAGAGTTTTCAAGGCGACTCATCAGCTCTTGCCGATACGCCGGGTCACGATCATAGCGAGGATCACTCATGGCTGCGACCAACTCAGCCTGACTCTTGAAGGAATTATCAGTACTCTGTGTACCACGTCCAGTCAAGAGCTGACCGTCCGAGCCTACGTTATCATTGTAACGTGCTTGGAGTGCTTGAACAGCAAAGAAGATAGCGTTAGGATCGCCTGATCCCATCACACCATCATACATAGAGATCTCTTCTTTGGAGAAGTTTTGACCAGCCCAATCAATCATAGATTTGTAGGCTTTGTCACCACCCACCATTTCCATCAAGTACTCGGCTTGTGCTTCAGTGAGACTCTCAGATTTGTCGGAGTCTTCAGGTTCTTGTGCTGGTTCTTCCTCTGCAGGCTCACCCGCGTCTTCGGTGGTTTGTACTTCATCACGTGGTTCTCCAAGTTTTTTCTGAAGCTCTACGTAAGCTTGTTCAAGAGCTTGCGGGTCCTTGAATTTACCAGCAAGCAACGGTTGCTCTCCACCCTCAAGAGACTCAGCAACCGCCAGGGAGTCTTGCTCATCTGAGTTAAGAATCTCAGGATTAGCAGGTGTTTCATTCATTGTAAAAGTTTCAGCCATAAATTACTGAGGTGGTGGGATTTGTGGTTGTTGTGCTTGTTGAGCTGCTGCTTGCATTACAGCTTGCTCACGTTTTTGTTCAATAGCAGCAAGTTGTGGTTGCTGTTGCATTGCCATCAGCTCTTGCTGTTGTGCCATCTGTTGCTGTTGCTCAGCTTGCTTCTCTTCCATGCTCTTCACAAGGTTGAGAACGTCAATACCAGAGGCGGCTGCCAGACGTTTGATGACTTCATCGGGGTTGACAAACTGACCGATGGCTTCAGGACCAAGCGTTTGAGCCAGGACAGTAAGGAACTGTGCAAGGCTTTCACGATCCTGCCCACGACCAAGAGCGTTGATACCTGCGACAATTGTCGGACGTACCACACCTCCTTTAGGAAGCCGGGGGATCTCACCAGTCTTTTGTGCAACGTTCAGCTTACGGTTGAGATAAGGAATCAAGAACTCAACAGTCAACAGGGAGAATAATCCACCGAGTTGCTGTTCCAGTTCGAGTTGTGTCATCCGAACCTCTTCCGCTGTTGTGCGCTCACTGTCCCTTACGTTGAGGATCAGGAATGCTTCGTTCAGACGTTGGGTCAAAGAACCAATCATCTGATACGCAGTGGAGAAGTCGGCTGTCTTCCCGACCTGCACCACACCAATGTCATCAGGGCGTCCCTGGATGATAGCACCGTTACCTGCCTTGGCAAGTGTCTGGGGCTTGGTGGTACTGCTCGGGCTGACAGTAAACACTACCTTAGCAGCCGCTGCGCTGCCCTCAACGATGGCTTGTGACAGAGCTTCAAGTGACTTCAGGTCACCAAGAAACTCCTCAACCCTACCACGTCCGTAGACCTCTCCGTCTACGTGGTTGAATCGTAGCACAAGCCAGGGGTTGGCGTCAATAGGTGCTTTGCCCAGGGACTTAGGAAGGATCTGTCCGTCCAGCTCCTGGTGCCACACCCAGCGGTTGTTGTCCCGCGTGACATGCGTATAAATAACACATTCATCATTTGGCATGGACGTGTCATCTACCACATCTTCTTGTTTGAAATCGGGGTAAAAATTTTTGACTAATTTTTTTGAGATTGTTTCTTTCGTTACGATTTCAATAACGTTACCGTTACCATCTCTATCTACCACATAACGGTTGAGAGGATAGAGCTTGAGCCCTTCCTTACCCATAAAGATAAGAGCATTACCAGCAACAACCAAATGCTTCAATGCCTGATGAACGACAACACGATCACCGGATTCCGAAATGGATTCCATGATAGTACGTTCAATCTTGGCAAACGACAAGTCAAGTTCTGATCTAATCTGAGGACCAAGTTCTTCAGGAAGATTGATGTCGTTTACCTGCAACTTAAAGAAGCTTGTTTGTGGAGGTAGCAGTGCAAGCATAAGTTTACTTGCAAGCGTCACCACACCTTTAGCTCCGGTAGACTGCCAAGGTTGTGGCAGCCTTAAGTTAGTTTTGGTAGCGCTCTCATCATCCCGAATGAGATAAGGTAGAGTTAGATCTGATGCTTGTCTAGCAGAGTTTAGAAACTGGGAACGGTTGGAAGACAATCTGTCGTATCGTTGTCTAGCTGTCATTAGATGTTAACCATTGATTTTAAAGCCGACGCACCAAGTGCTACTGGGTTGATAGAAAGTGAACCGAATTTAGGTCTAGTTTTAAACTGATCATCCCGGCGACGGAATCCAGCAGAACCTGCAGCCTTTTTATCCTTTGGTGCGCCAGCAATTTGCAGATTAGCAACCCTAGCGCCACTACGAGAGCGAAGCATGTTCATTCGATTTGCCTCTTGCTGTGCCCTTTCACGCTCTGCTGCGGCAGCCTGATTAATTTTAAATTGATCATTTAACTGCGCAGCCCGGGCATCAGCTGCATCAATAATCGCTTGTGTTTGAGTATTAGTTGCGTCAGTTGCAGCATTCTGTGCATCAATAACTCTTTGTTGAGCTGCTGCGGCATCCGCCTTCATTTGAGGTGTAATACCTGTCCTTAAAAAATCGATCAAAGGTTGATCAAGTTTAAGACCTTTTGCTTCTTCAACAGCTTCTCTTAGATCAGCATCACTATGACCCCTGGAGACGTAATCTTCATACTCCGCAAAGGTAAAATCTCCGCCAGCCTTTCCAGAAGCTTTAAGAGATTTGTCTAGCTTGGTTTCATCTAAGTATGTAGGTTTAACAGTGTCGAGAGCTAGCTGACCGGCAGCACCATGAAGTCTAACAATTTCTGCTGCTTCTGCAGCACTGACTGTTGGTTGACTTTTTAGCCAACCGTAAACGTCAGCATGATTAATAGCAGACATCAGTTATCCTCCATGTATTTAATGACCCACTCAACAACACTGCGTTGACCGGATCGGTACATAATTTTTTCCATTGTATC